ATCTGCAGTTGTTTAGGTTGAGTATAGATATGAAAATTATCAAACATTGAATCCATTCCAATTAGGGAATGGACTTCTGTTCGATCTTTATAGTACACATCATGATTTCCGACAATTACATAGACTCCCCTTTTAAATTTAGAAGTAAGAGTCTCTGCAACTTGCAAAGAAACATTTTGAATTCTAACGTTTGTAGATTCTCTAACGTGATGCCAATCTCCAACTTGAATTAATATATCCGTCTCTGGATCGAACCCATCTGAATCAATAGATTCAATAAAATGATTTAATAAATATTGAGTTTGTATTTCTGACCACTCAATTGAGGCGTTTTTAATACCTAGATGTAAATCACCTAGAACATAGATTCTTCGGATATTATCAAGCATATAATTAATGCATTCGTTTTTTATTAAATTTACCGTCTAAAAAATTATACTTTTTATTTAACTCCAGGATTAAATCTTGTTGGTGTTCTACTTCTAAAGAATCAAAAAGCCTTCTATAATCTTTAACCGGATCCCCAGAATTTATGTTCAAAATTGAAGCTAGTACTTCAATTATGTAAATTGGATTATAAAATTGGCCGTCTTTCAATTCAATTGATATTTTTTTAGTGATCTCACTATAGCACCAATTTATTTCATCCTTTGACAACTTAATTTTATTATTAAATTCATTTTTATAGAGAACAGTTTTAAGATTTGAATCTTCTTCGATCATTTGAAATATTCGATCTACTCCGAGATTATAATCCATCGTCTCTTCACTATCATATATATCCTTTAGATAACTATCAGAATAGCTTGAATTTATTGATATAGTACTTTTGTATTCGTACTCATCATCGCCCATTGCCTCACCTGTCTTATATCCATTATTGAATATTTTATCTTCTTTTTTCTTCTTATTAATATCATCTTCATGATCTTCATCGTTTATCATTCATGATTGATTATTTTTAAATAGAATTAAATAATTCTTCGTATTCATCATCTGCGATTGATGAATTATTTGTAGACTCAGATTTAACAGTTATTGTTTGATATTCTTCTCTAATTTGATCCTGTAATCTATTAGCAGTATCATCGTCACTATAATATTCGCTGTTCATTCCTCTCTCTTCAGACAATCTGAAGTAATCCTTTTCCATTGCGTAAAATTTATAGCTCTCTTCGTAACCATTATCTCGATTTGCAATTACCTTTATCTTCATTCTGCTTTCTAAAGGGCTTCTCATTAATCCAAACAGTGAGTCAACCGTATGGACTAGACCAAATGATTCTGCAACTGAATCCATTCCCAAATCAAAGTTATCGACATCGTCCCTCTTAATTTGAGTAGCTGAGATAATACACCATTCATTTCGCATGGCTACTCCTCTAAGCTCTTCGCAAATTACTTTAACTTTTTCATATAAACCATTTTGATCTTTTACAGGTTTTAAAAGATTTAGGTAATCTACAACTATAACTTTAAACTTTCGATTTAATTTATTTTCAAGTCTAAGGAAATGATTTTCAATATCTATTGCAGTTGCCCCTCCGGTTGGAAATTCAACTACTTCTAGATATCCAAGATCTCTACCAGTTGATTTAAGCTCAACTATTTTATCCTCAACTAATTTAGCATTCTCATCGTCGTTAATTTGTTCATAATCATCCTTTGGAATATTTAAAATATTGGATCCGATTCTTTTCATGTAACTACGATCAGCTAATTCAACTGTAACTAGACCAGTATAATTACCATGTAAGAAAGATCGAGCTGCAATATTTCCTAACACCATTGATTTTCCAACTTTAGGCCGACCTTGAAAAACCACCAAGGTTTTAAGATTCCAACCCCCACCTAGGGTTTTATTAAAAAATGGAAATCCACTTGGAGTTCCGACCTTAGGTATCTGAACGTGAGATTTTGGATCAAAAAAGTTTAATCCGTTGTTTACGTTATTGAAGTTTATAGAAAGCTTATTGTTTATTTCATTTCTTACCTTTTCGGTTATTGAATTTATATTATCTGGATTAACTGCAGCCGTCTTTAAGTATGACATAATGTCAACTACGGTTAAATTTAGATTTCTAAGTAGGATAAATGCTTTTACGTATTGATATAGATAATTATAATTGTATTCTCTTAGATTAAATTGATATAACTCCTCGATCTCTTCTTCTTGTAAAAAGCAATTATTTAGTCCTAAATAGCTTTTTATCTCTTTTTGATTAGGTATTTTATTGTATTCTTTAAAGAATTTAAGTGCGTATTTATAAGTCTCCTGGCGGCTCTCATCGTTAAAATACTTAGGGAGAACCATTGTAATTAATTCTTCTCTGGGAAGAGATTCATGGTTTTTAGGTCTAAGCTCAGTCGAATCGTTATCAGGATTTAGAATAAAATTCCAAACCATTAATTCAAGAGAGTCTATATTTTCTGTAAAGTCGATCATTAGTTAGGTTGATAGTATTTTAATATTGTTTCTTTGCTTAAGTTCATTGATTTACCGCTTATGTTTATTTTACCATCTTTTATGGCATTTTTTATAGAATTTATTGTAAGATTTTTAAAATCTTCTGATTTAATTTGATCTCCAAATACGTATTTTAAAGTTTTAGAAGTAAACTTAAGATCAAGATCATTAGATTCGTCCTTATTTTGATTTAAGCAGAATCTAATGATCTCAAAAATTATTGAATCTTCGTCTAAAAAATTTTCATGTAAATGAAGATTGAGATGATATTTGATAGGTATGTCCTTATTAATCTTCATCCCCAGAAACTTGTTCAAAGTCAGATAATTCATCCTGTTCTATTTCAGCAAGGGAGCTGTATTTAAACATCGGTCGAATAATATTAGCGTCAAGTTCGTCTATCACCTCAGGGGTAAATACTCTATCGGTAAAAACTTCTCTCCATGGAACAACGTCTCCAGAATGTTTAATTATGTAGTTTAGAGCCCGTTCTTTAGGTAAAAACCAGAACTTTTCTCCATTTATTTCAAATGGTTTACAAGGTTCCTGCTCTGCAGGCTTCAATTTTTGATATTCCCTGTCGGTTAATTTATTGCCCCGTTCAACTCCACAATTTTCCCAACTTAGATATTCTTGAAGACCAATAAATGGATTCATTCCTTTGTGGAAGCTGATATGAAATTCAATTTTAACTGGTTTAGCTAATCTATTTTTATCGGGAGTACATCTTACGATTACCCCAGTTTTAGTTTTATTATCTTCATCCTTAAGAGCCCCTTTAGATAACATCATTACTACTGAAGCTGCGTATAGAGGACCGCCTCCACCTGACATTTGCTTGGGAGTATATTGATCTTGACTTGAATACGTATGAGATGTGAAAATCAAAGGTATCTTTAAGTTAGATAGATCTAGAGTGAATGATTTAAATAAGGCTCTTAGTTCCTTCGCCCTTAATCCCATATCTTGAGCATTACTTCCCTTCTTTAAATCTTCTACTTCTTTATTGGTTTCAAGGTGTGTTAATGAATCTACAATAATCATAATTTTAAGATCAGGATTATTCTCCTTCATGTTGATTAAGTCATTTATGAAGAATTTAACCTCTGAAATGATGCCTATTCTTTTATAGTTCATCATTTCCATATTGATTCCAAAATTCTCAAAATCTTTTCGGTCTAGGGCACCTTCCGTATCTATATAAAAGACTCCATATCCGATATTTTGGGCATTCTTAACTGCGTTTAGACATAAAAATGTCTTACCAGTTCCACTATCTCCTCCAATACCTAGACTTCTAGCGTTTGGGTATCCTCCTCTAAGTGTTCCTGACATCTGAGCGTTCAATAAGTAATTTCCAGTATGAATATACTCATCGATATCAGAAAATCCCTTAAGAGATACTCTGCTTTTTGTTTGTTTTTCGAGCGCATCGTTAAACCTGCCGAATGCTGAAATTAGATCCTTTGACATAATAATTGTTTATTTTATTTTACTAATGTTTCGATTTAAGTTTCGTTATTTATCTAAATACGAAACTAACAATAAGCCTGCTGATAGACATGCAGCATCTTCTATTTCTCCATTTAATATTCTGGTAAATCTTATTCGATCAATTACGTGCATTTTATTGTCCGACTGATCAGTATCTATAGTGAATCCAGATAAATCCTTTGAGTGATTATCTAAATTTATTCCATAGCATCTCATTTCTTTGGTAAATGGAAGACTAGATTTAATCTTTCCTAAATAATATATGTCGTTTACATCGCAATTTATATTCAATTCCTTTTTACAGGCGTGTTCTACTTCTTCAAAATGAGAGTTAAATTCACCATTGGAATCTAGTGATATGCAGGTATGACCGTGTTCGCCATTTAAATAATCCATGTATCTAGCAAGATAAACATTTCTTAATTTTCCTTCTACTGTGTCAAATGGAAGTAAGCAAATAGAGGGTGTATTACATAATATTCTCCTAAGATTAGCTTCTCCATCTGTCATAGATAGAACTTGATATTTACCGTCATTGAATTCTTCTTTGACTAAAAATTTACTATTATTCATCGCTAATCTCGGTTAATTTTATCTCTTCTTTTACTTTATTCTTATCCTTAGGTGTAGTAGTCGGACTTGCTTCTAACATCTTACATAAAGAATCTAATACTATAGTATTATTTATCGATGATGATACGTAATCTGCCAATTGTTCTAAGAACTCCTGTTTATTCTCGGCATTATTATACATTAACTTCAATAGCTTCTTATCAGGAAGTTTAATATTCATTTTTATTGTAAATTCTGAATATTCCGAGCTGAACATCTCGAATGGATTAGCCTTAGGCGCTCCGTTTGAATTATTAATCGGCGACGGAGCAGTATCTAGATGAACTCTTGTTTCTATTCTAGATGCCCCTCCAGTTGGATTAGCCATCCCGTTTGCCTTCTCTTTATTAGTTGAGCTATCAACGGGTGGAGGTGGTGGAGAATATATTGAAGTAACTTCCTCTTTAGTAAGAGGCTTCATATCTCCCATAATCATCATTAAGTCACTATTTAGTCTCTTAACATCAATACTTGAGCCGTCATCAAAAACTGCAATAGCTGTATTTCCAGAGGGTTGAACATCTCTACATATTACTAGCTTCCCAAGTAATTCTAATTTAGGGGTCTTAATCCATTGAAACTTCTGTCCCGTAAAATTTTGCTTATATCCGATAAGCTGATCTTCTGTTATCATTTTATCTTTATTTTTTTTAATTTTCTGAATTATCTTCTTGATCCACATTTTTCTGACTGGTTGTGTTTGAATCGAATGCTCGATAGTCGTAGCTCACAGTAGTTCCTCCAAAGGGTGGAAA